CGACGACGTCGCCGCCACCATGGCGGGCGAGCGCGCGCGCATCGCCGGCCTGCGGGGCCGTTCCGCCACGCTGCTGGGCCCGCCCGGCAGCTACACCGCCGCGCCCGACCAGCGCCGCACCCTGTTGGGAGTGTCCGAATGAGCATCACCTGGCATGAGCTGGGCCTGGCCATCGCCCAGGCCGAGGCCCCCAGCATCACCCTGCAGGAAGCGGTGGCGCAGAAGCTGAACGCCAACCCGCGCACCCGCTACATGCAGGACTTCGCCGCCGCCCGCAGCGTGCTGCCGCAGGGCTGGGGCTACATCCTGGACGCCAGCCCTGGCCGCGATCCCTACTGCGATGCGCTGGGCAACGTGCGCGTGGGCAGCACCGGCAAGAGCGACCTCTGCGCCCTGCTGGCCGCGGCGTGCATGGCCCAGAGCTACCAGGAGAACGCCGCCATCCGCCGCCAGCGCGAGCTGGAACAGCTGAAGAAGCGCCAGCCCGCGCCGGCGCAAACGCAAGTCCTTGACGATGACGAGCACGGCACCTTGCGCGTGCTGGCCACCACCGGCGAGCCAGAAGCATGAGCTGGGAACCGCCGGCCTACATGATTGAGCCAACCGCTCGCGCGATCGCCGCCGCATTGGAAACGATGCAGGTGGCGCGCCTCACCGACGAGGCCGCGCGCGAAGTGGCCATTGCCGCCATCCGGGCGAACCGCGAGGCCGTGCTGCAGCACCAGATCGGGAAGGCGCACACCTGATGCGCATGGAACAGCTTGGCGCGGCAACGCTGATCCTCGCCGATTGTCGCGAGGTCATGCAGGAGCTGAAAGCCGACGTGATCGTTACCGATCCCGTTTGGCCCAACTGTCCGCCGAATTCGGTCGCGGGCAGCGACAACCCGCATGGGCTCTTCGAAACCGCCTGCATGCGCCTCCCGGTGCACCAGCGCGCTGTCATCGTGATGCGCTGCGACAGCGATCCTCGTTTTCTTGCGGCCTACCGCTGGCACCCATTCTTCCGCTCCATCCTGCTCCCCTACGTCATGCCGGCCTATCTTGGCCGCGTGCTCGGAGGCGACGAGCTGGCCTATTGGTTCGGCGCACCCACCAAATCCGGCCCTGGACGCCATTTGGTGCCCGGCCGCGCGCCCGCGGCACAGCCTCAGCAGCGCCCCGCCAACGGACACCCCATGTCGCGCGCGCAGGTGCATTTCGACTGGCTGGTGGATCGAGCCACCGACGCGGGCGAGGTGGTGCTCGACCCCTTCATGGGCAGTGGCACCACCGGCGTGGGCTGTGTGCGCGCCGGCCGGCGCTTCATCGGCATCGAGGTGGAACCGCGGTTCTTCGACCTGGCCTGCAAGCGCATTGAGCAGGCGCAGCGACAGGCGGACATGTTCATTGCAGCGCCGGAGGCCGCCCATGGCCATTGACCCCAAGGCCGCGCATCAGCGCCTGCAGGAGCTGAAGGCCAAGCGCTCCAACCACGATAGCGTGTGGCAGGAAATCGCGGACTACATGATCCCCAGCCGCGCCTACACCACCACGCCCACGCCCGGGCAGAAGCGCGGCGGCAAGATCTTCAACACCCACCCGGTGCTGGCGCTGGAACAGCTCGCCGGCGGGCTGCACGGCATGCTGACCTCGCCGGCGCTGCGTTGGTTCAAGCTGCAGCCGGCGCCCGAGCTGGCGCGCGACCGCGCCACCGTCGCCTGGTTCGAGGCCGCCACCGATATCATGGATGCGCACATCAAGAGCGCTGCCACCGGCGCCGGCGTGGCGCTGCACGAAACCTTCCTGGAACTCTCCGGCCCCGGCGCCGGCGTGATCTTCATTGCCGACAAGGGCCGCCGCGGCGCGCGCTTCCAGTCCATCCCGCTGGCGGAATGCTACTTCGCCGAGAACGCCGACCGCCAGGTGGATACCCTGTATCGCGAATACCAGCTGCCGCTGCGCGAAGTGCTGCGCCTCTGGCCCGATACCACGCCCGAGCAGCTGCGCCGCAAGGGCAACAGCCACCCCGACGAGCCCGTGACCATCACCCATGCCACGCAACCCGCCGGCAGCGCAGCGCGAGGCGGCTTCGATACGATGTGGTGCCACCAGCAGCAGTACCTCGAGCACGGCCGCTACCAGGAATTCCCCTTCGCCGTGGGCCGCTGGACCCTGCGCAGCGGCGAAACCTACGGCGCCGGCCCCGGCGTGAACGCGCTGGCCGACGTGAAGATGCTGAACGAGATCGAGCGCCTCAACCTGCGCGGCCTGGCCAAGGTGGTGGACCCGCCGCTGATGCTGCCGGATGACGGCTTTCTGAACGCGCCCAACTTCAACCCCGGGGCGTTCAACTACCTGCGCGGCGACACGCGGCACGTGGACCGCATCGGCCCGATCCAGACCGGCGCGCGGCCGGACCTCGCCGAGAAGAAGATTGAGCAGGTGCAGGAGCGCATCAGCGCCATCTTCTACGTCACCTGGCTGCGCCTGCCGCAGCAGCCCAACATGACGGCCACCGAAGTGCTGCAGCGCCGCGACGAGCTGCTGCGCCTGCTGGGCCCGATGACGGAACGGCAGGAGGCGGAGCTGCTGGCGCCGCTGCTGGCCCGCACCTTCGCGATCCTGCTGCGCAACGGCTTTTTCCCGCCGCTGCCGGCCGCCCTGCAGCGGGGCGGCGGCTGGTGGGTGGAATACCTGGGCCCGCTCAGCCGCGCCCAGCGCCAGGCCGACGCGGAAACCGTGATGCGGTTCTTCGCCGCCATGCAGCCGCTGATGCAGATCGACCCCACCACGGCCAACGTGATCCACCCGGCGCGCACGGCCGATTTCCTGGCCGACCGCACCGGCCTTCCCGTGGCCCTGCTGCGCACGCCGGAGGAACTGGCGGAGAAGGCCAACGCCGAGGCGCAGCAGCAGCAGCAGCTGGCGCAGGCGGAGCTGCTGAAATCCGGCGCCGGTGCGGCAAAGGACGGCGCCGCCGCCCTGGCCACCCTGGCCGGCATCCAGGGCGGAGGCCAGCCGGCGTGAAAGCTCTAAGCATCATGCAACCATGGGCTTGGCTGATTGCAGCCGGGCACAAGGATATCGAGAACAGGGGATGGTCCACGTTCTACCGTGGTGAAGTGCTGATCCATGCAGGAAAACGCTTCGATCCTGATTATCTGGACGAAGGCCCCTCGCTGCTTTGGGATTGGCCCGACATTCAGCAGCCGGATACTTTCGACACAGGCGGCATCATCGGCATTGCGGAAATTGTCGATTGCGTCACCAGCAGCCCATCGCCTTGGTTCTTCGGGCCGTTCGGCTTTGTCATCCGCAACGCTCGCCCGCTGCCGTTCCGGCCGTGCCGCGGCCAGCTCGGTTTCTTCACGCCAGATTTCGCGCCGCAACCACCAAGGCCGAAGCGCGAGCCGGCGCAGCGGAACCTTTTGTCCCTATGACCCGCCAGCACCTCTACACGCTCGACCAGATCAAGGGCATGCTCACCGCGCGCATCGACCAGCTGGCGCGTGACCTGCTGCCGGGCGGCAAGATGGAAGGCCGCGAATGGGTGGCCGGCGACCTGCAGGGCTCGCCCGGCCATGGCGTGTCGGTCTGCCTCAGCGGCGGCAAGCAAGGCGTGTGGATGAACTTCCAGGGCGCGGCCGGCGGCGGCGTGCTGGGCCGCGACAAGGGCGATGCGCTGGACCTGATCGCCGCCACCCGCACCGGCGGCGACGTGCCGGAAGCGCTGCGCTGGGCCCGCACCTGGCTGGGCCTGTCCGACGAGCGCGTGCGCGAAGTGGCGCCGCCCCCGCCGCGCCCGCGCGTGGACCCCCAGCACGTGCAGGCGCAGCGCTCCAAGCTGGCGCACAAGATCTTCCTGAACGCCCTGCCCTGGCCGACCTCGCCGGTGGAGCACTACCTGGCCGGCCGCGGCATCCGCCGTGCCGACCTCGCCCACCTGCCCAGCGCGCTGCGCTACGACCCCGAATGCCTGTGCCCCGAGCGCAACCGTGTCGCCCCCGCCATGGTGGCGTGCATCATGCGCGGCGCCGACATGATCGGCGTGCACCGCACCTGGATTGAGCGGGATGCATCCGGCGTGTGGCGCAAGGCGCCCATCACGAAGGCCAAGAAGGTGCTGGGCCGGCAGCAGGGCGGCTACATCCCGCTGGCGCGCGGCGCGTCCGGCCTGCCGCTGGCCAAGGCACCCGAAGGCGATGTGGTGGCCATCTGCGAAGGCATCGAGGACGGGTTGACCATCGCCACCGAAATGCCGGGCTGGCGCGTGCTGGCGGCCATCAACGTGGGCAACCTGGGCAACCTGGACCTGCCGGCCAGCATCGGCACCGTGGTGCTGTGCCTGGACCGCGACGGCGAGAACCCCGCCAGCGCGCACGCCGTGGAAGCGGCCGTGGAACGCTACACGCGCGAAGGCCGCGACGTGCGCGAGGCCCGCCCGCCCGAGGGTTTCAAGGACTTCAACGACTGGCGCATGGCGACCCTCAGTGGCGCCTCGCGCTCCGCTGCCGGCGCATCCGCCCAAGCGACCCAGCACGCGAGGAACGCCGGATGAGCGAAACCCCAGCCTCCAACGTCTCGCCCCTGCGCACCCGCCTGCAGGAGGCCGAGCCGCGCCGCCCGCGCCGCGGTGGCGAGGATTTCGTGCCCGACGATTGCCCCGTGACGGCCCTGGGCACCAACGATGGCACGCTGTTCTTCCTGGACGTGGTAGGCCAGGTGCGCGCCGTGCCGCAGGCGAAGCTCTCCAAGCTCACCCTGCATGGCCTGTTCGCCCCGCGGGGCGAGTGGCTGCTGAAGGCCGCGGAGAAAAAGCCGGAATGGGCCAAGACCATCAAGGCCCGCGGCGATGCCGAAATCGTGGTGGACTTCAAGCCCGATGCCGTGGCGCGCGACCTGATGAACGCCTGCGCCGCGGAAGGCGTGTTCAACCCCCTGGGCCGCGTGCGCGGCACCGGCACCCATCGCGGCGCCGATGATGACCTGGTGCAGCATTTCGGCGACGTGATCCTGGTGGGCCACACCGCCATGAAGCCCGGCCGCATCGGCGATTTCGTGTATCCCACCGCCGCCCCGCGCCCGCGCCCGGCCGAGCAATACCAGGGCGGCGGCGCCGGCGGCCCGGCCGGCGAGCTGTTCGACCTGCTGGGCCGCTGGAATTGGGAACGGCCGGAGCTGGACAAGCGGCTGATGCTGGGCTGGATCGTCGCCAGCTTCTACGCCGGCGCGCTCGATTGGCGCCCGCACGGCTGGGTGACGGGCCCGCGCGCCGCCGGCAAATCCTCCCTGTTCCGCGCCATGGGCATGCTGCTGCACGAACCCGCCGGCTGCGTGCGCACCGGCGATGCCACCGCCGCCGGCGTGCGCGCGGTGCTGCAGCACAATTGCCTGCCGGTGCTGTTCGATGACGCGGAGGCGGAGGAAACGCCCGAGCGCGTGAAATCCCTGGTGCAGCTGCTGCGCGCCGCCAGCACCGGCAGCATGATGCTGCGCGGCACCGCCGACCACGGCAGCGCCACCTTCACCGTGCGCTTCATGGGGCTGATGAACTCCATCCTGCGCCCGGCGCTGAAGGCGCAGGATCTCAGCCGCCTGATGCTGCTGAACCTGAAGCCGCTGGATCCCGCCACCCCGCCGCTGGTGTTGAAGCCCAGCGAGTTGGCCCTGCTGGGCCGCCGCCTGTTCCGCCGCATGATGGACGGCTGGCACCGCTTCAACGACGAGCTGCCGCGCTGGCAGCACGCGCTGAAGGAAGCTGGCCTGCGCGACCGCGCCCCCGAGCAGTTCGGCATTTTGCTGGCCGCCGCCGATATCGCGCTGCACGACGAGCCCGCCACCGCCGACGAGCTGCAGGACCTCGCCATGAAGCTGGCCGAGGGCACCGCCAGCGACCGCGCCGAAGAACTGATGGAATGGCAGCGCTGCCTTGAACGGATCACCAGCACCAACGTGCAGGGCCGCCGCGGCGGGCAGGAGAACATCGGCCACCTGATCGCCACCGCCGCCTTCGCCCCGGTCTGGACCGACCCCGAGACCGGCGCGGTGCGAGAGGCCCTGGCCGACCAGCGCGCCGATGCCTGCCGCCTGCTGGCGCAATACGGCCTGCGCGTGGTGCTGCAGTATCCCGAGCCCGAGGAAGGCCAGAAGCAGCAGACGGTGCTGCCGCTGCGCCGCCACAAGACCGACCCGGCCACCTACCCGCCGGCCACCAACAACGGCGGGCGCGCGATCGGGTGGATTGCCGTGGCCAACGGCCACCAGGCGCTGAACGGCAGCGTGTTCCGCGGCAGCCACTACGCGGCGGCCAGCGGCACCAGCGGCGGCTGGAAGGCGGCGCTGGAAACCGCGCCCGACGCGCAGCGCAGCAAGGAAATGCGCTTCGGCGGCGTGCTCAGCCGCTGCGTCCTGGTGCCGCTCGACCACGTGCTGGACGGCAGCGACAGGTTCGGGGGGCTGGTGGACTGATGGTGACAACCCAGACCAAGGCCCGCCGCCACTTCCTGAGGGCGGCGGATGGCCTGCCGATGCGCTGCCCAAGTTGCGACGTGGAAATGTGGAGCCATACGCCACCCCCGCCCGAGCGTGCTTCCACCTTACTCACCGTGGATCATATCCTGCCGCGCGAGCGCGGCGGCGCCACCGAGCCGCATAACCTTCGACCCATGTGCGCCTGGTGCAACGGGCTGCGCGGTGCGCTTGACCACTGCACCGGAGCGCTGGCCTGTGTCATCGCGATCAAAGGCCGCGCTACCCCGGCGAAGACAGTGCACCGCTGGTGGCTCCGCAGCAGAACGGCACGCCGATAATGGCCCGCCTCTGGTTCCGCCGCCGCGATCGCCAGCCCGAGCCGCTAGAGGCCGAGGAAGCCCGCCTGCGGCGTGAGCGCCAGGCGCTGGCCCTGGCCTATCGCCGCACCTTCGCCACCCGCGACGGCCAGGAAGTGCTGGCCGACCTGCTGCGCCGCGGCAAGGTCATGCAGCGCCTCAGCACCACCGACCCGTTGCAAACCTACTACGACGAGGGCCGGCGCCAGCTCGCGCTGGAAATCGTGGAAATGCTGAACGCCGACCCCGGCCAGGTGAACGCCATGATCCTGTCTGGCGACACCGAAAGCCTGCTTCCGTCCGACCCCAAGGAGTAGCCATGTCCATCGTGCAGAACGTCGCCACCGTGCTGGCGTACGACCGTTTCGACCGCGCCATCAGCAATGAGCAGCTGGCCCAGCGCGTGCTGGACGCCGCCGAGGCCGCCCGCCCCAAGCGCAAGGCGGCGCCCAAGCCAGCCGATGCGCCTTCGCCAGCAGCGCCGGAGGCGCGCGAGGCGCAGACACAGACCCCCGAGACTGCCAAGGAGGATTAGACGATGCCGGAAACTGACAATTTCGTTCCAAGAAAGGCGCGAAATTGGGGCATGTCGCATGTCCCAAACGAGGGCTACGAACGCTACACCCAACGCGAAAGGCAGATCCTGCAGGCGTTGCTCGATGCGGTGCAGCCGTGTGGCGGCAGCAACATGCTGAACCGCGCCGCCCTGAAAACGAGCGCCAACAAGATGCAAGAGTTCTACTACAACGGATGGGTCAATGGCGCCGGCAGCCGTGACGAACGCGGCAGCGGAAACACCCCGGAAAGCTCCTGGTGGTGGCTGACCACAGCCGGCGAAGCGGTGGCACGGAAGGCGCTGCAAGGAGCTATGGCATGAACGGTGCTGACCCCAACGCCGGCGGAGCTGCGCCGCCGGCCGCCCCCACCAGCCTGCTGAACGCGGGCGCCCCGCCTACCGACGCCGGCAGCGCCGCGGGCGCGCGAGACGCAGACAATGCCGGCGGCGCCGCAGCGCCGCCTGGTGGCGCCGACCCGCGCGACTGGCTGCCCGAGGCCTACCGCGCCAACCCGGCGTTCAAGGACATTCCCACCATCGAGGTCTTGGCCAAGAGCTACGACAACGCCGCGCGCATGGTGGGCCTGGACAAGGGCAAGGTGCTGCGCCTGCCGGCCGACGAGGCCGCGCCGGAATGGGGCGATATCTACGCCCAGCTGGGCCGCCCGGAAAAGCCGGACGGCTACCAGTTCAGCGGCCTGCCCGAAGGCATGCTGGCAGGCGTGGAACCGGCCGCCCGCGAGGCCTGCCACAAGCTGGGCTTGTCCGCGAAGCAGGCCGCCGGCGTCATGGAGCTCTATGGCACCCAGGTGACGCAGGCGCGCGAGCAGCAGGACGCCCGCGCGGTGGAAGTTGCCGCTGCCGTGGCGCGCGACCTGAAGGCCGAATGGGGCGATGCCTACGACGACACCTTGCACGCCGCCAACCGCGCCGTGATCGAAATCGGCGGCAGGGAGCTGGCCGAGCTGTTGGCCAACACCCGCATGCCAGACGGTTCCATGATGGGCGCGCACCCCAAGCTGGTGAAGGCCTTCGCCGAAGTCGGCAAGCGCCTGGCCGAGCCCGGCGACCTGCGCGGCGGCAGCGGCACCGGCGGCACCCCCGGCAACCGCGTGCTGACCCCGGCGGAGGCGCAGGCGGAAATCCAGCGCCTGCAGGGCGATGCCGAGTTCACCAAGGAATTCATGAACCCCCGGCACCCCAACCGCGCCAAGCACATGGAGCGCTGGACCCAGCTGCACGCCTGGGCGCACCCGAACAAGGCGGCATAGTCGCCGGCAGCCCGTAGGGCGCGAGGCGCAAACAATCCCCTTGCGTGCAGACCGGCTAGTGTGGCAACGATTGCACTCACCAGCCGGGAGCCGGGGAGCGCGCCACCTTGAACCGTGGGGCGTCCGGCCGGCCCGGCCAGAGAAGGCCCCGCTGAAAAGGGGGCAAGGCGCGGGTCCGGCTGACCTGCGGCGTTGACGGGCCGAAATCGGCGGGGAGCGCGCAAGCGTCCGTCTGACCGCCCTCACCAGCCAGCACGAAATTGCCGGGGAGCTTAGCCGATTGTGCTCAACGCATGATCGGGGGTTCCCCAGCATGTCACTCGAAATCACCACCAGCTTCGTTCAGCAGTATGCCAGCAACTTCATGATGCTGGCCCAGCAGCGGCCCAGCCGCTTTGAACGCGCCGTCACCGTCGTGCCCATCACCGGCAAGCGCGCCAGCGTGGACCAGATCGGCCAGAGCGAGGCCGTGAAGAAGACCGAGCGCCACGGCCGCACGCCCTACACCCCGCTGCCGCATCGCCGGCGCTGGATCAACCTGGACACCTACCAGTGGGCCGACCTGATCGACCAGCCCGACAAGGTGCGCATGCTGGTCGATCCCACCAGCAACTACGTGATGGCCGGCGTGGCGGCCATGAACCGCGCCAAGGATGCCGCGGTCGCCGCCGCGTTCTTCGCCAGCGCCAGCACGGGCGAGGACGGCAGCACCAGCGTGACCTTTCCCACCGCCAACCAGGTGGCGGTGAACGACTGGACCTATGGCGCGGGGTTAGGCAACGCCGGAATGACCATCTCCAAGCTGATCGCGGCGCGCACGCTGCTGTTCGGCTACGAGGCGGTGGACGAGATGGACGACCAGAACCTGCCGGAAGCGTTCTGCGCCGTGACGAAGAAGCAATGGGGCGAGCTGCTGTCCACCACGGAGGCCACCAGCCGCGACTTCGCCGGCGAGCTGATGGCGCTGAAGGAAGGCAAGATCGACCGCTTCCTGGGCTTCCAGTTCATCCGCTACGAGAACCTGCCGCTCAACGGCTCCAGCTACTACCGCATCCCCGTGTGGCAGAAGGCCGGCATGGCGCTGGGCATCGGCGGCGCCGAGGATCGCAAGCTGGAAGTCGGGCCCCGGTCGGACCTTGGTTACACCACGCAGGTGTTCGCCGAGGACAATTTCGGCGCGGCCCGGCTGGAGGAAAACCGCGTCGTCGAAATCATCTGCGCCTGATCGGCGCCTGACCCGGCCGGCATCCCACAGGGTGCCGGCCTTCCCTTTCCAGCCGCTGCCCCGCTGCGCAGCGGCATTTGCAGGAGGCCCAAATGGCCGTTGTGGACCGCAAGAGCACCGCGCTCACCAACCGCGACGCATCGCCCCGCGTCAACAACCCGCCGCATCTGCAGGGTGGCACCCGCCTGCAGGCCCGCGCCACCTTCGAGCTGGCCAACGGCGACAGCATCGCCAGCATCTTCCGCATCGCCCAGCTGCCCACCAACGCCATCGTCAACAGGATCAAGCTGTTCTGCGATGCCATCACCAGCGCCGCCGGCGACGTGGGGCTCTACAAGACCACCGACAACGGCAGCGCCGTGGTGTCGGTGGCGTGCTACGCCACGGCGGTATCAATCGCCTCCGCCATCACGGTGGGCACCGAGATCATGTTCGAGGCGAAGGACATTGCCAACATCGAGAAGCGCGTGTGGGAGGATGCCGGCCTGACCAGCGACCCCGGGGGCTTCCTGGACCTGGCCATGACGCTGACCGCCGCCGCCGCCGCGGCCGGCACGCTCAGCTTCCTGGTGGACTACACCGTTCCCTGATCCCGATGCCCAGCGGCAATTCCTCCCTGCCGCTGGTCTAGCCGGCCGCGCGAAGGCTTAGGGGCGCGCGGCCGGCGCCCCTTCCCAACAGGGTGACACCGCATGGCCAGCCTGACCGAAACCGCGAACCTCGCGCTGGCCATGGTGGGTGACGAGCGCGTTGTCAGCCTGGACACCGACATGAGCAAGGAAGCGGCCCTGTGCCGCGAATTCATGCCCCAGGTGCGCGACGAAGCCTTGGCGCTGCATCCGTGGAACTTCGCCAAGCGCCGCGCCAGCCTGGCCGCCAACCCCACCGCACCCGCCTTCGAATGGACCGCCCAATACCAGGTGCCGGCCGATTGCGTGCGCGTGCTGTCCATCCAGGCCTCCGACCCACACGAGCCATGGGAACGCGAGGGCGATCAGATCCTGTGCAATCTCGATGCGCCGTTGCAAATCCAATACATCAAGCGCCACGAAGAAACCGGCGCCTGGGCCCCGCTGTTCGTGCGCCTGGTGGCCGCCATGCTGGCCGAACGCCTGTGCATCCCCCTCAGCGCCAGCAAGGAGCAAGCCGCCCGCATCGCCAACGAGCTGGACACCGCGCGCCGCCTGGCCCGCCAGGTGGATGCGGCCGAAGGCACCCCCAAGCCGCAGTACGCCCCTGCGGACGCTTTCATCAACGCGCGCGCCTGATGCCCACCGTTACCACCATTCAAACCAGCTTCGCCGCCGGCGTTCTCAGCAGGCGCCTGCGCGGCCGTGTGGACCTGCAGCAATACCCGGCCGGCGCCGAAGACCTCACCAACGTGCTGGTGCTGCCCGAAGGCGGCGTGACCAAGCGCTCCGGCACCTACTACGCCGGCGGCATCAAGGCCGATCGCGCGCGCCTGGTGCCATTCATCGTCAGCAACGTGGTGGCCTACGTGCTGGAATTCGGCGACCTCTATTTCCGCGTGTGGCGCAACCATGCCCAGGTGCTGGCCGCCGGCGTGCCGCAGGAAGTCACCACCCCCTACGTGCTGGCCGACCTGCGCGACCTGAAATTCACCCAATCGGCTGATGTGGCCTATGTGTTCCACGGCAGCTACCAAACGCGGAAGATCACCCGCAGCGCCGCCGGCGTGTTCGCGCTCACCCCCGTTGCCTTCGAAAACGGGCCGTTCGATGCCGAGAACACCGGCGACGTGGGAGCCGCCGCGCCCAGCAGCAGCAGCTCCGGCACCGAAAGCGGCACGGAGGAACCGGCGCCGACCGGCAGCGGCTACGGCGACGGGCCCGACCCCTACGCGGGCGCCGAAGGCGGCGGGGCCGGTCCCTGATGGCCGATACATCCATCACCCTCACGCCCAGCGTGGCGCATGCCTCCGGTGCCGCCACCGTCACCGCCAGCGCGGCCCTGTTCACGGCCGACGACGTGGGCCGGCTGATCGGCATCCTGCACAAGTGTAACACCACCCGCGCCGCCAGCACCGCCTACACCGCCGGCCAGCTGCTGATCGCCGAATACAACCAGGTGCCGCGCCTCTACCGCGTCACCAAGGCGGGCGCCACCGCGGCGGCCAGCATGGCCGGCACCACGCCGGACTACGACCTCAACGTGCCGAACGAAGTGGGCCCCACCGTGCTGGACGGCACCGCGGTGCTGAAATACCTCGGGCCCGGCCGGCATGTATGGGGCTGGGCGACCATCACCGGCTTCACCAGCTCCACCGTGGTGGACGTGACCATTCACCCGCGCGGGCCCTTCGCCGCCACCAGCGCCAGCCTGCGCTGGCGCATGGGCGAATTCAGCGATGCGCGCGGCTGGCCGATCGCCGGCACATTCTACAAGGGCAGGCTTTGGCTGTTCGGCACCACCACCAAGCCGCAGACCCTATGGGCCAGCGAAACCGGCGACTTCGAAAGCATGTCGCCCACCGAGCCCGACGGCAGCGTGCTCGATACCAACGCCATCGCCTACAGCATCGACACCGACCAGGTGAACTCCGCGCGCTGGCTGGTGCCCGCCCCGCGCGGCCTGCTGGCCGGCACCGCCAGCGGCGAATTCCTCATTGCCCCCGTGAACCGCAACGGCGCCCTGGCCCCCGGCAACATCGGCGCCGATCCCCAGGGCGATCGCGGCAGCCACTCCGGCGCCACGCCCACCCGCGTGTCCGGCTTGGTGCTGTTCCCCCAGCGCGGCGGCAAGAAACTGCGCCAGCTCGAGTACGACTTCCAGCTGGACCGCTACATTAGCCCCGACCTCACGGCGCTGGCGGCGCAGATCACCGGCGGCGGCTTCCTGGAAACCGCCTATGCCGACCTGCCGGGCGGCACGTTCTACGGCCTGCGCCCCGATGGCAAGGTGGCGGCGCTGACGCTGGACGCCGACCAGAAGATGCGCGCCTGGACCCTGCTGGCATTCCCGGGCGCCACGGTGGAAAGCATCGCATCAGTGCCCGATCCCGATGGCACCAGCAGCGACCTCTATTTGGCCATGGCGCGCACGATCGGCGGCGCCACGGTGCGGTATATGGAATGGCTGCGCGACCCCTTCGACGGCGAAGTGGAGGACGCCACCGACGCCTTCCTGGTGGATGCCGGGCTGACGCTGGACAGCGCCACCG